AACTGCTCACAAAAGCAGCAGGGTACGTCGCTTACGCCTACTCAGAAGACAAACTCCCCAGCATCGAAGGACTGGCTCTGTATATCGGAGTAAAACGGTCAACTATTTACGACTGGGCAAAACAACCTGAAAAGGAAGCGTTTTCGGACATTTTAGAAAACATCCTTGCCCATCAGGCTGAAGCCCTTATCAACAAAGGGCTGAGAGGCGAGTACAACTCAACGATCACCAAGTTGATCCTGACGAAGCACAACTACAGCGACAAACAAGAAATGGATCTGTCCAGTAGCGACGGAACCATGCGTCCTACAGTTATCGAACTGGTGGCTCCGTAATGGGAAAGGGGTCTAAGCCGCGTCCAATTCCGGACCGCAAACAGTACGAAGAAAACTGGGACCGCATTTTTGGGAAGAAAAAGCAGGATGAAAGCCCAGCTAAAAATCCCTCCTAAACTTATTCCGGTTTTCAACACACCAAACCTCCGCTACCGTGGAGCGTATGGAGGCCGAGGCAGCGCAAAGACACGAACCTTCGCCTTGATGACAGCCGTTCATGGCTATCGGGTCGGAGAATCAGGCGGAACAGGCCAGATCCTCTGTGGCCGTGAGTTTATGAACTCGCTGGACGATTCCTCACTGGAAGAAGTGAAGTCTGCAATCCGCTCAGTGCCGTGGCTGGAGGACTATTACGAGATCGGTGAGAAGTACATCCGCTCCAAGGATGGCCGTATCACCTACGTCTTTGCCGGTCTCCGCAGATCACTCGATGCCCTGAAGTCCAAAGCCAAACTGATACTGGCGTGGATTGACGAAGCCGAAACCGTCTCCGAGACCGCATGGCGAAAACTAATCCCAACCGTCCGCGAGCATGACTCCGAAATCTGGGTGACTTGGAACCCTGAATCCAAGGAATCAGCGACCCACAAACGCTTCCGTCAGGACCCGCCAGACAACTCCATCATTGTGGAGATGAACTGGCAGGACAACCCGTGGTTTCCGAGCGTGCTGGATCAAGAGCGCTTAGAAGACAAGAACAAGCGCCCGGACATCTACGATCATGTCTGGGGCGGCGACTTCCTTGTCCATGCTGAAGGCGCTTACTACGCCACTGAAATGCGGGAGGCCAAGGATCAGGGTCGTATTGACGTGGTGAACTACGAAACCTCATCTGGCGTGATTACCGCATGGGACTTGGGCATCGGAGACAGCACAGCTATCTGGTTTGCGCAGTTCATCGGTCCAGAAATTAGAATCATCGACTACTACGAATCCAGCGGCGTGGGCTTAGATCATTACGCCCGTGTGCTTCAGGAAAAAGGCTACACATACAAAGAACACATCCTGCCGCATGACGTGCGGGTGAAAGAACTGGGGTCAGGCAAGTCTCGACTGGAAACGCTCGACAGCCTCGGCGTCAGTCCAGTAACCATTGCCCCGCAGCTAATGGTGGATGACGGAATCCAAGCTGTCCGCTCCATGCTGAAGAACTGCTGGTTCGACGCAGAACGCTGCGAGCGAGGCATTGACGCATTACGCCAATACCACCGAGAATACGACGACAATGGAAAAGTATGGCGTAGCCGGCCCGCTCACGACTGGGCATCACACGGAGCAGATGCGTTCCGATATTTGGCGGTTGGCTACAGACCCGCCCAAACAAACTGGGGCGAACCCTTGCGAAGGGGGCTGAGAGGAATCGCATGACATGATCTTGGAAGGAATACTGAACGCATTTGCCCCGCAGAAACAGCGGACCCAATTCGACGGTTACTCCCAAGAAGAGATCGACAGAATTCGTGCGCTTGAAGCGCAACAGCAGGCAGCCCAAGCAGGGTATGGCCAGCAGCAACAATTCTATTCAGCGCCGACCATGCCATTTTTTGGTGGCATCGACGCAACCAAGGTATCTGAACAAGACCTGATCGCCGCCGGCGAAGACTACAAGCGTTCCGTGCCTGCAGGCTATGCGTCTGTCCCCGGACTGCTCGCTGATGTTGTAACAGCACCGCCAAAAGCCTTGTTTGATGTTGGCCTGCGTGCAGCGGGCAAAGAGGATCTTGCAAAACAGATTGAATACTTCCCGCTGACGACTTCTTCGTACAATGCCGCACGGCAGGCAATGGACCAGATTTACGGCGCTCCGGCTCCAGAAATGTCGCCTGTTGCGCAGGATCTAGCGTTCGGCATGTCTATGTATGGCGATCCGCTCGCCATCGGCAGCACAGGCGGAAGGATTGCAAAAAATGTCGCCACAAATATTCCCAAGATCGCGGAAACCACAAAACAAGTTTTAGGTCAGGGCAAGACTGCTGTTGAGGGCTTGCTGCAGCCGCCTGCTCCGGGCGAATTGCGCATGATGATTGGTCCTACTGGCGCTATCCGCAGAGAAGGCGAAGGCGCTGTTGAACAGCGTTTAAGAACAGCAGAACGCATGGAGGCGCAAGGTGCAGATCCTCTCGACATCTACCGTGAAACCGACATGCAGCGTTTCCCTGATGGGAAATGGCGTTATGGCGAAATTGATGATGAGCCAGCAAAGCTGCTGAACATTGGTCGCGGCAATCCAGTACAGTTTCAAGCAAATTGGCTGGCCAAAAATGCAGGCATGGACCCGGCTATCGTCAGAGATCCGGCCAAGGTTGAAGAGTTCATTAGCAATATGTCCAAGGATCGCTGGGACTTTTTGCGCAAACAGATCCAAAACGACTGGGATTACGCCAACTTCTTGGGACCGCACTCAAAGCGTCCGTTATCTAAGCTTTTGGATCACCCGCAACTCTACGAAACCTATCCCGGCCTCAAGAATGTAGAAGTTGTGTACAACTCAGAAATGCAGCCAAACAGCGCTCATTTTGTAATCAACGGAGACCACCCGCAGGGTGCTATTTATTTTGGCACGCCGTCTGGTGGCGCAGAAAATTTCCGAAAGACCCTGCTTCACGAAATTCAGCATTACGTTCAAAACGCTGAGAATCTTGGATCTGGCGCTAATTACAGCCTTGAGACTGGACGCCTTAAAGAATTTAGAGCAAACAAAAAAGACGAAATAAAAGACTACAACTACAACATTGAAACCGCCAGAAGATGGCGCGACTTCTATCCAAAAGGATCTGATGATTGGAATGCTTGGGACAAAATTTACAAAGAAAACCAGCAGGCCAAAGAAGAAGCTTTAGGCCAAATTCGCCCAATTAGAAAAGACGAAGATTTGAAAAAGAAGGCGTTCAGCAATTACCGGCGCTCGTTTGGTGAGGTTGAAGCCAGAATGACTCAGCAAGGCGGTTCGCTGACCGCCCGCGAGCGCGCTGCTGTTCCTGCGCGTGAAAGGTTTGACATGCCAGAGAGCGAGCAGCGTCCGTCGCTGCTAGATATGCCGGGCTATACCCGCCAAAACCCAATGGAAGGCGGCGTAATGGATTACGGCATGCGCCATCGTCCGCCAGACCCCGAAGTAGGGAACACGCTAGACGACTTGTCGGCCATCTATCCAGAAGATTTATATTCAGACAAAGGCTGGCACTATTATGGCGTTGGTGGGTCTCCAGCGCAGCAGCGCATGGATACCGTATCCGCCAATATCATGGCAAAAGTGCGAGGAAATCCAAACGCAGAAGTAACGATTTATCGCGCTGTTCCAAAGGACGTAGATAGCTTCAATGCGGGCGATTGGGTAACGATCAACAGAGAATACGCAAAAGAGCATGGAGAAGGCCCGCTCAAAGGCGATTACAAAATCATTTCTAAGAAGGTTCGTGCGTCCGAGTTGACCACCGAAGGCAATTCTTTGCACGAACAAGGGTATTTCCCCAATCGGCTGATGGATTTCCCAATGGAGTCCGTTGCGTCTCCAAAAATTGGCAGCCCAAGCCGGGTTAAGCAGGCAAAGACAGAAATCCCCGGATTCCGCAGTTTGTCCCGCGATATGACTCCAGAAGAACTTGCGATGGTTGAAGAAAATCCGCAGTTCCGCAGGATGGCGCAAAACATTGTTGATACGTCGAAGACTTTGCCAAGCCCATCCGAATATGCGGCTGTCGCCAAGGCTGGTGGCGTCAAGCGTGGATGGTACGCAGACAGCGAACAGGCGATTCGCCATATATTTGACAATCCTGCTGCGCCAGACGATCCAGAACGGTTCACCGCGCTTCTGGCGGCTTTGTCTCCACAAACCAGCGTCCAATCAAACCTGAAAAACGCGCTGTCAACGTGGAACAATTGGGTCAAGGCTGGACGACCGACCGAC